GATGTTAAGACAGGAAAGAAATGTGGTCGTTCTGGAAAGAAAGATAAAGGTAGACCCTATCCTGCGTGTAGACCTAAAAAAGTAGCAAAAAGAATAACAAAAAAAGAAGCAGCTAAAAAGACTGGACCAAGTAAAGTTAAATGGTCTGTTACTGCATCAGGAAGAAAGAGAAAAAATAAATGATGAAATCAATTAAAGCACCTGCTGGTTTTCATTGGATGAAGAAAGGTTCATCTTATAAATTAATGAAACATTCAGGTAAATTTAAATCACATAAGGGAGCATCATTAACTGCTAAGTTTGAGGTACAGAAGAAACATGGCTAAAACACCTGCGTGGCAAAGAAAAGAAGGTAAATCTAAATCTGGTGGTTTAAACAAAAAAGGTGTAGCTTCTTACAGGAGAGCAAATCCAGGAAGTAAATTAAAGACTGCTGTAACTACAAAGCCAAGTAAATTAAAAAAAGGATCTAAGTCTGCAAAAAGAAGAAAATCATTTTGTGCAAGAATGAAAGGTATGAAGAAAAAACTTACATCTTCTAAAACAGCAAATGATCCTAACTCAAGAATAAATAAATCATTAAGGAAATGGAACTGCTAAATGGATGACCAAAAATTAAAGGCAATGATCTCGTCTGAAATTCAGACTTCAATGGGATATCTTGGTGGAGAGCTTACAGAACAAAGAACTAAATCATTAGAATATTATTTTGCTGAACCATTCGGTAATGAACAAGATGGTAGATCACAAGTAGTATCTACCGATGTATCAGATACTATTGAATCTATATTGCCAACAATAATGAGAACATTTACATCATCTCCTAGAGCTGTACAAGCTACAGCAAATAAACCAGGTGATGAAGCTGCTGCGAAACAAGCAACAGATTATTTGAACCATGTATTTTATAAAGACAATCCTGGCTTTACAATTTTATATACTTTTTTTAAAGATGCATTATTACAGAAAAATGGAATCCTAAAAGTATATTGGGATGATTCTTTAGATGTAGAGCGATCAACATATGAAGGATTAACAGATGATGAGTTTGCTTTATTATTAGCTGATCCTGAAGTTAAAGTATTAGAACATACTGAGTACGAAATAGACAATGAAGAATCATTAGTTGAAGCACAAAAGTTTATCATGGATAGAGGAATGCCAGGAGATGTAAAATCATCTGGTAAACTACATGATGTTGTAGTTAATAGAATGAATAAAAAAGGTCAGGTCAAAATTGAGAATGTACCACCTGAAGAATTTTTAATATCACGAAGTGCTAAAACAATTGAAGATGCACATTTTACAGCACACAGAAAATTTCTTACAAGATCAGAATTAATAGAAATGGGATTTGATCCTGAAATAGTTAAAGACTTACCTACTGATAACGATCAAAGATATAGTGAAGAAAGAACTGCTCGATATGATGACTTAGATTATAACTCATTGAACGAGCATTCAGCAGCAGAAAAAGCTAATGAAGAAATACTAATATACGAATGCTACATCAAGCTTGATGAAGATGAAGACGGAATTGCAGAATTACGAAAGGTTACTGTAGCAGGCGACAGCTCATATAATATCTTAGACAATGTGCCTTATGACAGATGCCCATTCGTAAGCATAACACCTATTCTAGTACCACACAGGTTTTATGGTAGATCTGTTTCAGAACTTGTTGAAGATGTACAATTAATTAAAAGTACAATTATGAGACAGTTGTTGGATAATATGTATCTAACAAATAATAACCGAGTCGCTATTATGGATGGTCAAGTAAATATTGATGATCTATTAACAAACAGACCTGGAGGAGTTGTTAGAACAAAACAACCACCACAATCAGTTATACAACCTTTACAATCACAGCCATTGAATCAACAGGCTATGCCATTGTTAGAATACTTGGATGTTGTTAGAGAACAAAGAACAGGTATTACAAGATACTCACAAGGTATGGATGCTGACTCATTAAATAAAACAGCAAGTGGAATTAATCAAATATTAACACAAGCTCAATTAAGAGTAGAACTTATTTGCAGAGTATTTGCTGAAACAGGTATTAAGGAACTATTTAATAAACTATTAGAAGTTGTAATTAAATATGAAACGAAAGAAAAGATCATTCGTGTAAATGAACAGTATGTAACAATGATGCCTATGGAATGGGCAAACAAATGTAACATTAATGTTCAAGTAGGTTTAGGAACAGGTAGTAAAGAACAAGAATTAGGTATTCTAAATAATATTCTTGAAAGACAACTGCAAGCAATTAACTTACAAAAATCAGCAGCAGGACCTATGGTCAATCTTAGAAATGTACATAATACATTAACTAAATTAGTAGAAGCTGCTGGTCTGAAAAATGTTGAAACATACTTTACTGATCCAGTTATTGGTGCTGCGCAAATGCCACCACCACAACCACCTCAACCTACAGAATTTGAGAAGGTAACACTAGCTCAAGTACAAGGTGAAAATCAACGGAAGATACTTGATACTCAGATAAAAGAAAGAGAACTTGAGTTGAAAACACAAGAAATGATATTAAATTTTGAAACTAGAATCAAAGAACTAGAAGCTAAATATCAAATGTCTATTGACAGTAATGCAATAAAAAGAGAAAGTGATCTTACAAGAAAAGAACCCACTAATCAATTAGGAGACATTGGTCAAGAAACTGTAAAGCAACAACAACAATTCTTTGATCCTAAAAATCAATAATGGATGAACACGCATTAAATAAAGAACTATCCAAAGGCTCTAAAGCCAAAACAATATTAGAAGACTCATTATTTATTGAGACCTTTGAAACACTCAAAGATACCTATACAAATCAAATAATGAATACTTCCTATAAAGATTCAGAAGCAAGAACTGCTATCTGGGTAGCCTATCATCAGTTGGATAAGGTCAAAGACCACCTAACTGAAATAATGAATACAGGCAAACTTGCCTCTAGACAATTAGAGGATATCAAAAAACTAAAATAGGAGGACTATATGTCTGATGCTGAACAGCAGCCAACCACGGTAAGTGGAGCTGCAGATACGATTAAGGGTTTGTTGAACCAATCAGCCGACAATCAACAAGCACCAACTGAGACCGAAACGGTTGCAGAAGAAACACCAATGCAAGTTAGCGATGAACCTGTTGAATCAATAGAGGAAACATTAAATCCTAGCGACATTCCATACAAAGACGCATTGTCAGAGGAAAGTACTGAAGTATCTGATGAAGAAACGAGTACACAAGAAATTTCTGAGGAGCCTATATTCCCTGTCACTATTGACGGACAAAAATATGAGGTTAACCAACAAGAACTTATAAATGGATATCAAAGACAAGCCGATTACTCACGAAAAACTGAAGAACTCTCAATTGAAAGAAAACAACAAGAGGATCAGTTAACTCGTGATAGAGAGAGCGTTCAATCTCAAATGGGTAATTTAATTCAATTAGAACAATCCCTAAGATCTCAACTTGATGCAGAAATGCAGAGTATAGATTTTGATAAAATGTATGAGGAAGATCCTGTACAAGCATCTCGCTTACAGTATCAAATGCAGAAAAGGCAAAAAGACCTAGAAGCAGCTCAACAAAAGATCATATCTTCTCAACAGCAAGATTATACTAAGTATGTTGCTGAACAAGAAAAACAGATGTTTTTAAAAATGCCTGAAATGAAAGATCCAGCTAAAGCTAGTGTTGTTAAAAATAACATGAAAGAGTATTTAGCAGATCAAGGATATCAGGCACAAGAAATAGCTGGTTTAACAGATCATAGGATGTTGTTAGTTTTAAGAGATGCAATGGCTTACCGAAAACTGGTAAAATCAAAACCAGCGTTAAGTAAAAAAGTTGCTGATGCACCAAGGGTTGTAAAACCTGGAATGGCAAAAACTAAAAATGAAAAATTACAAATTGCAAAGAGTGAGCGTGTTAAGCGTCTAAGAAAATCAGGTAGCGTAAGAGATGCTGCTGCTATTTTTAGACAATCAATTAAAATCTAATAAAAGGAGCTTATAATGGCACAACCAAGTAATTTGTATGATACATACGATACTACTGGTATTAGAGAGGATTTGGTCGACATAATTTATAATATTAGTCCATCAGAGACTCCAATACTTTCAGCAATTCCTAGAACTGCTGCAAAATCAACTAAACACGAATGGCAACTTGATAGTTTAGCTGCACCTGCTGCTAACTCTGTAATCGAGGGTGACGAAGCTACTACAGATGCATTAACTGCAACTACAAGAGCTTTTAACTTTACTCAGATTATGGATAAAGTAGTAGCACTTTCTGGCACTCAATCAGCGGTAGATGCTGCTGGTAGAGCTGACGAAATGAGCTATCAAATCGCTAAAAAATCAAAAGAACTTAAGAAAGATATGGAATTTGCCCTTATTAAAGGTCAAGTTCAAGCTGCTGGCGATGCATCAAACGCTAGAAAATTAGGATCAATCCCTACATGGATTAAAACTAATGGTGATGCAGGATCTGGTGGAGCTTTATCTACTGGTTCTGGTACTGACTTACCTAACTCTGGTACAGACAGAGACCTTACTGAAACAATCTTAAAGACTGTTATCAAAGAGGTTTATGAAGCTGGCGGAGAAATGGATATGCTCGTTGTTCCACCAGCTGTGAAACAAACTATATCTGGTTTCAACGCTAACACTACTAGATTTGGACAAGCTGACGCTAGAGTAG